AAGCACTCCCAAAACTTCTTGCGGCTGTCCGGCCTCCAAAAAGCTTTCTTCTTGCAGTCCTCCGTCAGTCCTGACGCGTAATAATCCCTCAACATCTCCATATCCCGCGGCGTCACCCGGCCCTGTGCGGAACAGTAAGCCTCAAGCGCGGCTGCCTGCTCAATGGCAGTTGGCATTGTCCGGGACCATGAAGGGTTGATTTCCAAACAGGCAGCCATGAACCTGGCGGCGCCGGGAGAAGCCCCCAGATCCGCGTGATTGTCGGCGCAGCGCATCCCCCGGACGTCGTTCAGGCGTTCCCGGTTCGGGAAAGACTGGGCAGGCAGCACAGGAGCAGCGGGCGGATCGCTACAAACCACCGTGTTATTTCCCTCTGCATTGTTTTCTTGTTTATCCGAATACGCATTCGCATCCGAATACGCATCCGCATAAGTACACAACTGCGAACAACTGTTTACATCTGTTTGCAGTTGTGTGCAATCGTCATCAGGTGTTACCAACTGGTATTTGCTTTTGCCGGTCTGAATGGCCTTGTAACCGTCTGGCAACGGATATTTTGGGGCAGACCGGAGCGATTGCCCGAAATCCCGCACCATCAAAAATGATTTTCCATTCCTGGCAAAAAGCAGAATGAGCCCCGCCGTCTCGCACGCGGCAAGACAGCGTTGAACATTGCACTCACTCATTTTCTCCAATTGGAGGGGGTACAGGG